CGAACTTTGGAAGCGGGGCCAGGACCACACGCGTCCTGACTGGGATTCATTCCGTATGCCGAGCTGGTACAACCCGTACGTATACCCCCAAGGGGCCAGCGACGACAGCATTCTCCTACTTCGTCGCGCCATCGCTGCCCGTGAAGTAATTGACAAAGACTTATACACCCGGCTAGGCGTTGACCCTGAGATCGGAGAGCTTGTAGCTGACCTCACCCCGGAAACATTCAACCAGGAAATAGCCGCTGACTTTACTGAGTACGTTGGGCGCGTCTTCAAGGGTTTCGACGAGGAGAAGCACGTTGGCGATTTCGAGTACGATCCCACTTGGTCCACCTACGCTGCTGTCGACTATGGGTTCACCAACCCGAACGTCTGGTTGTTGATTCAGGTCGACCCATTTGGCGAACGCATCCGTGTCCTTGACGAGGTGTACGAGTCCGGCCTCACCGCCGACGAGTTTGGACGCGCCATCCTCGCCAAGGGTCTCGCTCCCGGATCCTTGATAGCGTTCTACCCCAACCCGGCTTCCCCCGGCGACACGAAGACCCTGGAGAACCTGCTCCGGGTGAAACACCGAGGCGGGACGGGTGGAGAGATCAAGGACCGGATCGACGCTATCCGAGCAGCCCTGAAAGAACGGAACCAGCACCTCCCGGACGGCCACCCCGAGCGCATCCCCACCCTACAATTCGACCGTAGGTGCGTGAAGACGATCCAGGACATGCTGAATTACCGATACCCTGAGAAGCGCAACCAGCAGGTTGAAACGAACCACCCAGAGAACCCGATGAAAAAGGATGATCACGGACCCGAAGCGCTGGGAAGATTCTTTGCCGGCCACCTTGGTACGGCAGCGAGAAAGCGGCGAGCTCGTGCCACGAAGTCATCCCTGGCAGCTTAGGATAGTTTTATGGCAGACCTAACCTCGTACAGCACTGTTCGGCCGCTTATGGGTCCACTCGATTCTTGGTTGTCGGGCGAGGATGCTGTCCGGCTTGGCGCGTACTCCACGTATGAGGCCATGTACGACAACGTTCCTGAGGCATTCAAGCTCGTTCAGCGGGGCAACGAAGCCAACCCGATTTACTTACCCAATGCCCGCACCTTGGTGGAAGCCAAGAACCGTTTCTTGGCTAAGAGGTGGACGTACGCATTGGAGCCCAAGCTTGGAAGCGACAGCGAGCGCGCCCTCCTCGAGCTGCAGCTGCGCAACTTGTTCCAGCGCGAGCAAGTGTGGTCCAAGTTTGCTACGCAAAAGCGCATGGGGCTGGTTAGAGGTGATCAGGTCTGGCAGATTGCCGCCGATCCTGCGAAGGCACCCGGCAGGCGTCTGTCGGTGTACGAGGTGGATCCCGCTTCCTACTTCCCCATCTCCGATGCGTGGAATCCCGAGAAGGTCACCGGGGTGCACCTTGTTGACCCGGTGCTTCTGCCCGACGGTAAGACCGTAATCAAGCGCCAGACCTACCGCAAGGAGGACAACGGGCGCATCAGCTATGAGCTGAGTTGGTGGGAGACCGGAGCGTGGGACGACCGCGATGAAGACGCCAAACTCAAGAAAGCTGCCACTCCTCGTGGGCAAGAGGCGTTCACCCCGTTCGAACTTCCTCCCGAGATCACGGCCATTCCGGTATACCACATCAAGAACAACCGTCGCACGGGTGAGCCGTTTGGCCGCTCTGAGCTTCAGGGCTTTGAGCGGTTGATTGCTTCAGTCAACCAGAGCATCACTGATGAAGACCTAGCCCTAGTGTTGGAAGGGCTGGGCCTCTATTTCACCAATTCAGGCCCTCCTACAGACGAGGAAGGCAACGAGACCAACTGGAAGCTTGGCCCGGGCTGGGTGGTCGAAGGGGACGAGGGCAGCGACTTCAAGCGTATCACCGGCGTCTCCAGCGTGGCGCCGATGTTGGAGCATATCGGCAAGCTGGAATCGAGTATGCGGGAAGCTTCTGGTGTCCCCGACATCGCCGTTGGCAAAGTCGACACCTCGGTGGCTGAATCGGGTATCGCGCTTGCGTTCCACATGTCTCCTATCTTGGCGGCCAATGAGGAGAAAGAGAGCGAGATCCTGGCGACGATGGATCATTTGCTATACGACCTGAGCACGATGTGGCTCCCTTCATACGAAGGGGTGGCTGCAGGTGACGCTCGAGCGGTGTCGGTGGTCGACGACCCCATGCCCGTCAACCGAAAGTCCACTATCGATGAGGTTATCGCACTCTTGAGCAGTGATCCCCCGTTGATCTCGGCAGAGTACGCTCGCACGCTACTGAGCGACAAGCTTGGTTTTGACTTCCCCGATGAGATGTCCAGCAACGTTGTGACTGAGGCAGCGGCCATAGCCCTTGCCCGGAACGTTGACCCGTACGCGCTGAGGGTCGCGCAGGAGTTGGACGAAGCCCCATGACCGCTGAGAAGGCACTCAGTCGTCCTCAGCGCGTCAAGGTCGGGTACATACCTTTCGAGGTGGAGTACCTGGACGACGAGCAGTGGAGGAAGCGGGGTCTTGAAGAGGGCGACGGGGGCAACCTCTTCGGGTACAAGGGATCCATTCTCGTCAGGACTTTCGACGAACTTCACGAGAACAACGTTCGTGAAGTTCTCCTACACGAGGTTCTCCACGCTTGCGCGTACATAAGTGGCCTCAGCGTTGAGGGGGAGTACCACCGTCTGGACGACGTAGAAGAAACCTTCGTCGCAAGAATCTCTCCAGTCCTACTGGACGTTCTACGTAGCAACCCAAGTCTTCTCAAGTACCTGGTCGGCTGACCGTGGCTAGGCCCAAGGTGGATCGCAAGCCCCTCATAGCGTATTTGGAGACTCAGCGGGTGACCGACCGGGAGATTATCGACATCTTCCGTGGCACTCTAACCCGGGTGGAGGCTGAACTTCACCGGCTCGAGCGCAAGAGCGGCATAGGCGCAAAGGTGCGATCCGAACAACTACGACGCGTCCGGGAAGTCATCCACAGGGAGATGGCTGCTACTTGGGCTCGGGTAGGCTCCACCGTTGAAGCAGGTCGGGCAGAAGCTGCGGCAGCGGCTATCAAGTCAGCGTATCCTCCTGGTCTCCTTGGGGCGATCTTCCCCAAAAAGGATCGCGAGTACATGCTGCGTTCTGCGGAAGCCACCGCTCGCAGGCATTCTCAGACCCTAGCGGCCAGATTGGGTCTTTCAAAGATCCCGCTGGCTCAGTCGGTGTACCATAACAAGGAGCTGGCCAGCGGGAAGATCGACGCTATCGTGAACGAAGCGCTGGCCCGGGGAGCTTCGGCCAAGGAGCTTGCCGACGACGTGATCAAATACATCAACCCGAACGTTCCCGGAGGGACTTCGTACGCAGCACTCCGGCTCGGGAGGACCGAGCTCAACAACGCTTTCCACGCCCAGCAGGTTCAAAGCGGCATCGAAACCCCATGGACTACAGGGCTTCGTTGGAACTTGTCCGGCTCTCACCCTCGTCCAGACGAGTGCAACGAGTACGCCGACACAGTCCACGAGGAAGGGAAGCCTGCTGGCGTCTACACCCCAGAGAACGTGCCTGCCAAGCCGCATCCCAATTGCTTGTGCTTCACGACCCCCGAGGTTGTTGGCCGAGATGAGCTTATCAAGCAATTCGAAGCCGGTGCGTATGACGACTACCTGGACTCGTCGGGTGTCTCTCCTTCAGAAGGATAGCAGTGATCGCAAAGAATCCTCCCGATAACCTGGGCGAGGCAAGCGATAGAAGCGGGAACGTAGGCTATGCTCTCGAAACATAACAGTTCGATTGACCAGGAGGTCACGGAGATGAGCCAGAGGCTCGCAGATGCCGCAGTGAGCGGGATGTCCATTTCTTCTGAACTGGCTGAAGAGGCACGAAAGTTCCTCGCAGCCGGCAATATCGAGGGCTTGACGGAATTGCGCAGATCGCAATTTGGCGGGTTCACGATGGGGCTTGAAGAAGAAGAAGACAAGGACGACGACACCGACGACGGCGACGACGAAGGTGGCGACGGCGACGAAGACGATGATGACGACGAAGACGAAGACGACAGCTCTGCCAAGCAGAAACGCTCTTCCGATTCCAAGCGCATCCAGGAGCTCGTGGGAGAAGCCAAGCGTTACAGGCTGAAAGCACGGGAACACCGCAACCGTATTGCCGAGCTGGAGACCGAGGTAGCCAACCTCAAGAAGAGCAAGAGCAGCAAAGCAAAAGACGACGAAGACGACAGCGACGCTGGAAGTTCGGAGTCCGAAGCCAGGCTGCAGGGTGAGCTGGAGCAAGCTACTCGCACCAACGAGGACTTGTTGATCCGGCTGGAATTCATGGGGAACAACAAGTTCTCCTGGAAGAATCCCAAGACCGCTCTTAGGCTCCTCGACTTGTCCGACGTGGAGATCACGGAGGACGGAAAGGTCGAAGGGCTTGACGAGGCCATTGAAGACTTGGCTAAATCTGAGCCGTACTTGCTTGCGAAAGACAAGGGCGACGAGGATGAAGACGAGGAAGGAAAGCTTCGTCGGAAACGCTCCACCGGGACTCCTCCGGGCTCCAAGAAGACCAAGGGAAACCCCAACCGGGACGCGCTCATCAGCAAGTATCCGGCACTTCGTCGCTGACAACGAAACAACTCGCACACAGCATCAACTACACCAGAGAAAGGTAGGGCGAGCATCATGGCTCGGTACGACAAGTACGACCCTGTATCCGGTGGATTCCGTGCACCTCTTGCTGCGGCTATCGCAGCCGAAGACGCCGGAACACCCATCGGAGTGGGGCTCAATACAAGCGGCAGGGTGGACGTCACTTCCGCTGACTCGGGAATTCTCGGCGTGCTCGTCGTTGATTCCGCCAAGTCGGCTGGGGACATCGTGGACGTCATGACTGCCGGCGAGATCGTGGAAGTCGAGGGTCTGAGCGCGGGCACCGTGTACTACGCTGCTTCTGCCAACGGATCTTTGAACACCACCAACACCAACACCCGCGTGGGCCATACTGTCGAGGCAACTCGGCTCGTGGTCCGGGTCCAGGCCTGAAAGGAAGTGACCTAAAATGGCACGAGGATACAACGCTTCCGCAGACGTCTTGACAGTGGCCGCCGATGGGCGCGATCTCAACGACATCTGGACGGAATTCCAGTCAACGGTTGCGATCCAAAACGAGGAGCGCCAGCGTCTCGTGGATCTTCTCACCTTCCCTGTCTCTTCGATGATCGAAGACGTTCCGCAGTTCGGTTCGGAAGACTTCGAAGAGGCATCCGAGTACGGCGTCCCGGTCGGCATTCGCCCCACCGAGAATGTACTCTCGTTGGGGTACACCTTCAAGTGGTACGACCTTGCTACCCGCTTCACTTGGCAATTCCTCAGCGAAGCTACTTCGCAGAGGATCGAAGCGGTCCACCAAGGAGTGCTGGAAGCTGACAACCGACTGGTCTTCAAGGAGGTCATGCGCACGCTCTTCCGGAGCACCAACCGCACGACCGACATCAAGGGCCAGAACTACAACGTGTATACGTTCTGGAATGCCGACGGCACAGTGCCCCCGGCTTACAAAGCGAACACGTTCTCGGGTACTCACACCCACTTCCGTACCAGCGGGGCCAACACGATCGCTTCCGGAGACCTGGACGAGATTGCGGACGACTTCAAGTCGCACGGCTATGGTGCGGAGAACGGCTCGACTATGTTCGCTCTGGTCAACGTGACCGAAGCGAACGTGATCCGCAACTTCCGGGTGTCCAGCGGCGCTCGATACGACTTCATTCCTGCTCAGGGCCAGCCTGGCTTGATCCTGCCCGACAGCTACCAGCTTGTCAACGGGACCCAAGCTCCGGCCACCTTCCGTGGGATGAACGTCATCGGCAAGTACGGCGAGCTGGCGATCATCGAGGAGTCGTACGTGCCTCCGGGCTACATCGTGGCTCTGGTGTCCGGCGGGGCTGCCAACATCCAGAATCCCATCGGGATCAGGGAGCACTCGAATGCTGGTCTCCGTGGGTTGAAGTTGGTCAAGGGTACGGACAACGACTACCCGTTGATCAACTCCTACTACACCCGTGGGTTCGGCACCGGGGTGCGGCAGCGTGGAGCGGGCTTGGTGATGCAGGTCACCAGTTCCTCGACGTACGCGGCACCCAGCCAGTACGCCTGATCGTAGATAGGAGCACGAAGATGCCACGAGAGATGGATTTGAGTCGCCCGTTATCGGCGGACGACATCGCTCATCTGAAGTCGCTCCACCCCTTGTCTGTGGTGGAGCGCATGGTCGAGCTGGCTCGGAACGGGGAGGAGGGGTCTTCGGATCCCTCCTCCCCAAGCGAGGACCACGTGGAGCCAGCTTTCGAGGGAGAGCCTGTGGGGTTACCTGAAGAAGCAGCATCCGATGCCGGAGAACCAGAAGAGGATCTCATCGGGGAAGTACCTGTCGAGGACGATTTCGACCCATTCACCCATACCACAGTGGAAGTGCGGGAACGCATGAAGCAAGCTGGCCGGCAGGAATGCGAACGTCTGCGAGAGATGGAGCTTTCCCGTTCGGACCGAGAGCCGCGCAGTTCGATTACGGAATACTTCCCCCATAAGTAGCACCCCGAACACTGGAAGGTGCCGACTAGGAGGTTGGGATGGCCAGCGCAGCAGAAATTGCCGAGCTTCGTCGGTTGATCAACGAGCCAGAAGACACCGACCCTTGGACCGACCAAGCGGTGGGCTTTCGTCTAGACGCCAACGAGGGCACGATCCTAAGCCTCGCGGCCACCATTTGGAGGGAGAAAGCGGCCACCTTCGCTGAGCTAGTTGACATCCAGGAAGGGGCTTCCAACCGCAAGTTGTCTCAGCTCTACGCGCAAGCTTTGAGGATGGCAGATGGCTTCGACCTAAGCTCGGGGTCCCAGAGTAGCCAGGCTAATCGTGGTACCCGCACCCGCCAGATTGAGAGGGGATAGCCCGTGGCTTTGTCGATCGTCCGGCACACCTTCCGTTACGCTTCCGGCGGTCTCGCTCGGGGGGTGCTGGTCAGCGTAGAGCCCAGAGGAGGTGGCGCTCCCGTATCACAGGCCACGACCGATTCAGTCGGGTTGGGGGTCTTCCACCTGGAGCCGGGGGAATATGACTTCACGGTGGGCTCGTACAGGGTGCCCTTCGACGTGGTCGCGCTCCCTTCGGTGTCGATCGGTACAGTAGAGACACTAGCTCCGGGAACGCCTGCCGAAGCTACCATAACCGGCGACCCACCCAGCCGAGTACTGCACTTAGGCATACCTTCCGGCCATCCCGGCGACAAGGGCGACAAGGGCGACAAGGGCGATCAAGGTGACAAGGGTGACACTGGCCCTCCTGGTGCTGGGTCTGCGACCTTGGAACATATCCAGTACGCCATGACTGTCGCTGGTCGGGCTCTGGTTGTAGCGCCTGTCCCGTTCTGGCTG